GAAGATATTCATTACACTACATATATAGATATGGACGAAGAAGATGATGATAAAGTGATAGCTCAAATGGGAATAAAAGGGGCAAAACCTAGTCATATACGAAATTGCTTAGCAAAACAAAGTGGATATGAAGGAGACTCATCTGATAAAGAGGCACTTAAGTCTCACATAATAAATACAGCGTCTATATCAGAAGATAGAAAATTTATTACTATCGGAAAGGATAAAAAAGAACTTATAAAAGACGAATACAGATTAGCTGCTCCAGGAACAAAGGCAGTTTCTTATTTTGGTAAATCTATTAAAGATTGTGTAAGTAAGTCTGTTGCGGCAAGCAGGAGTAGTAAATAATGAAAACTCAATTATTATGCACGTTTACAAACACAAAAGGATTATCAAAAACCGTTGATAAAATTATAGAGGCATACGATATTCTATATAATAAATTATTTGTTTTAAGAAATGAATCTGACACAAGAGAATTGATGTGCACATATAATATTGATTCAAGCGGAGACGTAGTAATTTTACCAGATACTATTTCATTGCATAGAAAAAAACAAACAAATACACTATATACTATTAACGCATTAAATGAATGTATAAAAATAGTAAATAATGGCGTATTAGACACATCATACCAATTAGATTGGGAAAACTATAGAAACTCTATACTATTAACAAATGACTCAGGACTAAGAAGAATAGATACTTCTGTTCATGAAGTAATCTATATAAAGGTGAAGAAATAATATGTCAAAGGCTCCAAAAAAAGAAGATACAGGAATAACTCCTAATGATAGAATAAGAGGAACAAGAAATACCAATTTGAGCCGACCAAAGTATGACCCAGATGGACACTTAATTCGAAGAGATAAAGACGAAGAAGATTTTAAGGGTCTTTTGACAGATTTGATACGAAAAGAAATAAAAAAAATATTTAGAAAATAATTCACTCCGGATTTTTTTATTTGAAATATTTTTATTATATTTATATAAAATAACAATTAAACAGTAACGATTAAAAATTACAAAATGAATCAGTTAGCAATTGCAATACTATTGTTCTTCGTAGGACAGACCCTAATCTGGGTACAAACAAATGGACAGTTTCTCTGGAAATGGTTCGACAAAAACCCCTTAATTTTATCGGTAGCTTTTGGAACTATAATATCATACGCATTTATTATAGCAACAAAATATATAGTTGGATATTTCGATGGACTACTATGGCCAGGCAGATTTATAGGATTTGCTTGTGGTATGATATCGTTTGCACTTCTTACATGGTGCTTTATGGGCGAAGGAATAACTACGAAAACTGCAATATCACTTGTTTTAGCAACAACATTGGTAGCTATACAAATTTTGTGGAAATAATTTTTATATGTCAAATAAATTTATTATATTATAGAATATGGCAAAACAACTAGGATACGCATGTATAAATATGAATCTTGCAAAGCAAGGCATATCATGCAACAGAAGTATGATACGTAGAACATTCGATACAAAAGGTGTAGCATACGCATCAGAATTGATAATAACAAATATTACAAATCTACTAAAAATTGTAAATTGGAACAACGAAAATGGTATAAAGGTATATCGTATGTCAAGCGATATGATGCCATGGATGTCTGAGTATGAATTATCAGATTTACCAGATTACAAAGAGATATGTGCCTTACTTAAAGCTGTGGGCAAACTAGCAATGGATAACGGTCAACGTTTATCATTCCACCCAGGCCAGTTCTGTGTACTAGCTTCTCCAAATGAAAAAGTAGTACTCAATGCTATAAATGAACTCGATAAATCTGCACAGATTATGGACCTTATGGGTCTACCAAAGTCTCGTATGGCAAAAATTAACATTCATGTCGGTGGCGCCTATGGAGATAAAAAGTCTGCACTAGATAGATTCTGTAAAAACTTCTTACGACTACAACCTTCAGCTCAAGCTCGTCTTACTGTCGAAAATGATGATAAAGGCAATATGTACTCTGTAAAAGATTTATATGATGGAGTATACAAAGTAGTTGGTATACCTATTGTATTCGATTATTTTCACCACAAGTTCTGTACAGGTGGTATGACTGAAGAAGAAGCTCTTAAACTTGCTGTATCAACCTGGCCAAAAGGCATAAAACCTTGCACCCACTATTCAGAATCAAGACGTGCAGAACAAAAACTTGTAATAGAACAAATATGTGAGAATAATAATATTACAATAGAACAAATGCAAGACTGGCCAACACTAGCAGGAATGTACAAAGAATTTAGTAAAATTAAAGAACAAGCACATTCAGACTATATTGTAGATGAAATCAAAGACTATGGTCTTGATATTGACGTTGTTGTCGAAGCAAAAGCAAAAGAATTAGCGGTACAAGGGTACCATAAAAAACATAAAAAAATATTAACAGAAGTTTTACCATGTTAGATTTTTTTATTATATTAACTAGTAATTAACAAATAAAAGGAGAAAAAAAATGGCAATTGATTTAGATGCGATTAGAAAAAAACTCGGAGACTTACAGTCTCAAACAACAAGGACTTCCAGCCTATGGAAACCAAGTCCAGGTAAAAATCAGGTAAGAATAGTGCCTTACCAACACGACAAAGCAAACCCATTCTTGGAATTGTTTTTTCACTATGACTTAGGTAAAAGAAACTATCTTTCACCAGTAACACATGGAGAAGCTGATCCAGTAGTAGAATTTTCTGAAAAGTTAAAATCTACAGGTAATTCAGATGATTGGAAGCTTTCTAAAAAACTTGAACCTAAAATGAGAGTTTACGTACCAGTAATAGTACGTGGAGAAGAAGGTGAAGGTGTTAAATTTTGGGGATTCGGTAAACAAGTATACGCTGAATTATTAGGATTTATTTCTGACCCTGACTATGGTGATATTACAGACCTTACTGCAGGTAGAGATATTGTAGTAGAATTTACACCATCAGAAGGAGCAGGTACTTTTCCAAAAACTGCAATTCGTGTAAAACCTAACCAAACTCCAGCAACAGAAGATAAGGCTATTGCTGATAAAATTGTTAGTGGACAGAAAGAAATTTTTAGTATTTTCAAAAAAGTTTCTTACGATGAATTAAAAGGTGCCTTAGAAACTTGGTTAAACCCAGAAGATTCAAATAATGAAGAAGCTGGAGATTTACCATGGGAAAATAACGCAAATAATAACGAAAAAGCAAAAGAAACTACAGATAAGCCTAAAGTAGCTAAAACTGATGATATTTCTCAAGCTTTTGATGATTTGTTTAGTTAATAGGTATGGCAAGTAAAAGAGAAGATAGAGACAAATTAGCAGGAATTTTAGCAGATTCTTTGAATAAGAAGTTTAAGGACTTTAAGGTTGCTTACTTCTTAGATGGAGCAGATGAAACACCAACCGATTTGACAGAGTGGATTTCTACAGGTTCTTCTATGCTTGATTTATCAATTTCTAACAGAAAAAATGGCGGAATTCCAGTTGGTAGAATTACCGAAATAACTGGTATGGAGGCTTCAGGAAAGTCTTTGGTATCTGCACAAATATTGGCTAATACCCAGAAATTGGGAGGATTAGGAGTATTTATAGATACTGAAAACGCTTGTAATGAAGAATTCCTTCAAGCCCTTGGTATTGATACAAAACAATTGTTATATATACAACTAGAAACAGTTGAAGATATATTTGAGGTTATGGAAAAT